ACCATTATAGGCATGGATCATCCTATCTTTGTCTGGTGAAGAAGATAAACTTCTAACTTCAAACACTAAATCCTCTTCATTACCATCAAAATCTACGTCTTCCCCCTCCTCTTCTTCCATATCCTCTTGCATCTCATCTATATCAAAGTCCATAGAAGAAATGTCCATAGCCTCTTCTGTTGCTACTTCTGCGTCTTCTTCTTCTTCTACTGGCAATAACCCATCGTCATCTACCTTATGCAACCTACCATCCATCTCCATAGACATGAGTCCACACTTAGCCATACTACGCATTTCTTCCAGATGCTTTAATCCCCAGTATCGAACAACGTCAGCAGGTATTACATACTCACCCTCTGATAGCATTACAGGTACATCATCTGCAATTTCCTGATCTAAAGAGCCAAAGGGTACTTCAGGTTCTTCTATATCTTCTATACTACTAAACATTTCTATTACATTAGTCATTATGAATTTCCTTTTGTTTCACGTAGAACATTGTTTTTTAATTTTAATAGTTGGTCTATAATAGATACTTGACCTTGAGATCTGTGTATAGTTATAGAATCGTCAGAGTATGACATAGTAGTTACTGCCCTACCTCGTAGGTAATTTAAATATTCCTCAAACAATTCATACTTAGGATTAGAAACTACAGGGTATAGTTTTTCTAGCTTCATTGTAGCATACCCGGTGGTAGACCCCCACTAGGCGGTGGTGGTTGCATCTGTGCCTGTTGAGGCTGGGGAGCCACTGGTTGTTGAGGTTGTTGAGGCTGCCCAGTAAACTGCTCTTCCCCCGGAACTGGAACAGCACCTGTACCTATGTTACCTCCACCTACTCCTGACATATCCATAGGCCCTTGCTCTGGCCCACCTTGACCCATAGCTTCCTGATTCTTCTGCATCAAGTAAGTTTGACGTAACATTTCCTCTGGAGTATTTGTTACTTTATTTGCATCTAACATCATAGATTTAGCAATCTCGCGTATGATAAATGGAAACTTAGCAAAGGGTGCAAGTACTGGATTACTTACAATTTGTAGAAAAGACATGAGCCTCTGGGATCGTACCTCATTTTGCATCAGGCTTTCTACGCCCCTAGCTTTAACTTCTAAGTCTCCTTTTATATCCTTATTGTAATTAAACTGCATATTAAAAGAGAACATTGCCTCGCCCAACGGACGTAGCATATAGTCATCAAAGTTTTTAACTACAGTTTTTATAGATCCTGCTGCTGCACCCATAAGCATTGAGATACCTGACGCTGTTCTACCAACCCCAGATACACCTGTTTGACCATGTGAGAAAGATGGTATACCTGTAGACTCATCAGCTAACACTCTAGCCTTATCAAACAGTTGCATATTTTCGTTACTTACATTAGGAAACTTAGTACCAAATATTGCCTGTCCGGGCGCACCACCCTGTCTTCTAAATACTTTACCGGGGTATACAGTCAGATCTTGACCGGGAGTTAGGTTAGTCTCATCTACTTCTATTAATAAATTACCTGACAATACAGCATTATCTACTGCCATACGCATAAATCCGTTCATCAGAGTCTGTGTATCATCCATGTTTTCACCTACGCCTATACCAAAGAAAGCATATGGATTGACTTCATAAGGTACTGCACAGTATGGGATTCTTTTTGGTAGGAATGGATTAACTACAAACCTGAGTATTTCATTGTTACATATCCAGACGTTTACGTGTAAATCATCTACGTCTTCATACTCACCCGGTATTTCTATACCCGACTCTTCTGCGATAGCCCTGTCTAATATTCCCCAGAACTCTAAGGCTTCATAGCGTTGTGTGTTATAACTGTGTGAACTATCTTCATCCTCAGACTCTAAGAGGCTACTCTCCCACCATTTTATAGAATAGTTTTCGCCAAGCTCTATTGCTTCTTTGATAGCGTCTTCCCTAAAGAAGGGTCTGTTTCGTAATGCACGTAGTTGGGATCTTGTAAGTTTATGTCGCTCTATTACGTAGTCACAGTCTTCTATGTTACTTGCATCTGGGTCAGGGTAAAAGTTCCAACCAGATACATAAGATATTTTAGGTACTGTCTTAATTGTAGGATTGTACTCACCTTCTTCTGTCCAGTTAGGGTACTCTTTTGTTGTAGCGAAGGGGCCTTTTAATACTCCTGTACCAAACAATGCACATTCAAATGCTGCATTTCTTAAATGCTTTGTAGCGTCAGATTCCTCTAGCTGATCTTTAATTTGTTTCTCCATCATCTTTGCAGCAACCATTGCAGGATGAAAGTTGACAGAAGATTGCGTTATACCAAAGCCTTCTTTAAGAGTTTCTACGTCATCTAGAGCGTCTTGTAACGGGCCTAGCTTATCTTTTAGATCACCTAACTCTGTAGCTCCGGGGGGTAGCTCTCTACCATCTCCCTCGTAGCCATATAGATCTTTTGGCATCTCGCCTATTTCTACATCTTCTGGTGTATTAGGATCAAAGTGTACTGTCTCAGCTACCCCTTCTGGTAAGGTTGTAGGCTCTACGGACAGAGGAAATTCATTGTTTGCAAGTAGTACGTCTACGATTTGGCTATACGCTGCTAGTACTTTTGTCTTGGTTACTTTAATAAATACACGGGATTTCTCTGTTTCCGTAAACTGTACGTCAGAGCTATATACCCCTCTATAGTTTCTGTAAGCTCTAATCCAACTATTTTCTTCTGAGTATCTAGCAGATTCAGCCCTAACAAACTGCTTATGTATATAGTCAGTTAAGCCAGATACACCCTCATCTGAGTCTTCATTCTCTAAGAATGCGCTATCACTGTCTTCTATAAACTCTGAATCGTAAGACATATTTTACCTTTCAATATCCGAATGTAGCATCAGCAGGTTCAAATCTAGGTTTAGGCGAAGTTGCCGTACCCATATCAAATACGTTACGAGGCACTGGTCTGGATTGTATACCATACCTTAATGCATCGTATAGATGATCCTCTGCGTGTGTATCTACATCTTCTGGATTTCTTTTATCCAATGGTATTATGGGTAGTTGAGATATTAAATTTGTACACGTATTAAATATTTGTATACCGGGCATATCCGTATCTTCATCTACCTGAAGCAATCTATGTACTTCATTCTTTCCGCTAACCCTACTGCCCTTACTTCTGTCAGAAGGTCTAAATCTACAGCCTTCCATTATCATCTGCTCTGCTAGGCTAGGCCCTGTATCACCGCGCTTATGCCAACAGGAGGAGTCTAGTACTCCATATGCTATAGTTCCATCATCACTCTCTAGGTGCATTATTAACCTAGCTAACTCCATCGCCAATACTTTACGAACATACAACTCCCTGTATACAACCAACGTATTATCTGGCGTAACAGCAAACCACAGAACAGCAGAATAAGAACCATAACCATAATCACACGCCCTAAATTTTCGCCAGTTACTAGGTATTTTATATGGCGTAGTTACGTGTACACTTCTATCAAACTCAGAGAAGGCTGCACCCTCTGCAATATCCCAGCTTCCATATAGTAACTGTTTGCGCTGTACCTCTGGTAGAGATAGTAGCATTGTTTCGTAGTCACCCGTATTATATAGGTACGGATTGTCTTTCAGACTAGCAGGTATAAATCGCCTCTGAAATAATGGCTCATCTTCTCTGCTATGTCCTTTCGGATATTTTAATACTTCTTTAGTATCTAGATCCCTAGCCCAAAATGACTTATTAGGTATAGAAGGATCTATAAACATTTTCTTAACCCACGAATGACCGGGGCCTCCGGGGTTTGTTGTAGCTCTCATAGACACTTGTATATTAGGATTAATAGATCTCAATCTCGACCTGAGATAATCCCACGGAAACGGTGTAGGGTATTGCGTAAGTTCGTCAAAACCCACGTAGGAAAAACTCTGACCTTGGTAACGTAGAACGTCTTTATCTTGTTCCAAATACGTGAGCCATATCCTAGCACCCGATGGGAAAGTCCACTGACTTTTTCTTTCAGACCATTTAGCCCCCGGATAAAACTTTGGATAGATTTCTGTAGACTTATGGATAAGCTCCCTAAGTTCATCGTTGGTTCTCCTGAGTATCAATGCGCTATGCTCTGCATAATCACAATATCTAAGAGGGTCTATAAGTAATGCAAAACTCTTTCCACCACCTGCTGCCCCTCCATATAGCACCTCCCTTTCTGGTGCATTTATAAAACTTTCCTGTGGGCCTTTGTTTATTTGTATTCTGTTAGAATCGTACTCTGGCTCTACATATTCCTCAACCTTGAGAGGATAAGAGTCCGTCTGCCCAGCTTGTGTCGATTGGATCTCCTCGATTTTCGTTTGACGTATAGAGGATTTTGTCTTGGATGCTTTTTTCTTTTTCTGCGTACTCTTTCGCTTTGGAGGCGTAATGCCTGTACGATTGGACTGCATTCTGTCTGTCTCTTTCCTTTGTCATTAGCTTATGCAAAGCCTGATATGTTATGCTTCTTCCCGTTGTTGCAGATAGCCACCTAGCTACTTCCCTATAGCTACAGGACTTCAAGTATTTCTTGGCCTCTACTAGGGCATTCAACTGGTCTTCTATAGGTAGTAGTGTTGTGTTATCTTCAGGGTTTGCCTCATACCCAAATGGTATCTGTCGGCTCTTACGAACTACCTGTCTCCACGTATTTGTTTCAGTCATCGTAGGAAGGCTCTGATTTAGGAGGAAAGATTAGTAGGCTAGGAGCATCTGTCTTTACCATTATACGCTCCGTCTTAACTATACCTGTACGATCTAAAATTTCACGGGACGCAGCTATACGATCTCTATTTCCTAATGCAGTAGGGTCAGTTAGAACCCCTGTCATAGCCATAGCTGCCAAAGGCCCATTCGCTGCAAGGTACATCTGTGTCCTATCTATGATCTGATCTTGTAGTGTTCTTAGTACAGAGCTAGTCTTAGTGTTTTCGCTATACCCTGCTATCTTCATGGCCTCACGTAGATTACCATTAGCCTGATCAAATAGACAGTCTAAGAATATTTCCTGTCTATCTGTTAGTTCTTTTCCTGTTGCCATTCGCCATTGCCTTTTTCATATCCGAAAAGGGAGATGCCCCTTTGTTGCTTTTATTTTGCACTACTTTAGGTTGTGCCTTAACTTTATTTGCCCTCTTAGCCTTATACTCTTTTGCAATACGAGCCATACGTTTCTTTTGCTCTGGGGTTATCGCGCCCCCTCTATTTAAGTTATGGTATCGCTGTTCTTCTGTCATATAACCATCGTCATTAAACTCGCTATCTACTTGTAGTTTTACGTTTTTACCTAGTAACTTACTTGCAAGTCTTTCTAGGGCGTTCATATTCCTATCGCTAGGGTCTGTACTTTCCTGTGTTCTACTCACATTACTACTACTACTACTACTATTAGTATTGGTACTTACGGGTCTATTATCGCTTACCTTCTTATTTGTATTTTTTACAGGGTTATTTTGAAATCTTTTATTTATTTTATCTATATCTACAAGTTGTTTGTCTATGTTTGATAAGCCTTTTTTTATTCTATTACTTCTTTCTTTATCATTAGAAACCATATTAGAAACGCTTGACTTTACTTTTCCTCTAGTACTATTAGAGTTTAAGGGTAGCTCACTTCCTTTTTTAGAATTTAAAATAAAACTGTTTATTATAGCTATCTGTCTATCTATTATTTTTTTACCACTAGGGCCTAGCGTATTTTTCTCTTTCTTTTTTGCTTCTAACATAGCTTGTAATTCAGGCAGAGTTCTAGTTCTAAGGCCACTTCTTCCTACAAAACCGTTATCTTGATCTGACATACCTTAAATACTTTCTATGTTAAAAAGGAACAGAGGAGATGGTAGCGTATTATCCCCTACTGCCCTATCTATCTACCCATTCACATTCCTAGACTACATCATACCTCGCAAGAATACGCATAGCTAGGCAGAATCGTTTGTCTTTAGCATACCTACGTAATCGGT